ATCGGGCAGCATTGGTGGTGGTGTCGTCCGTGATCGAAACGCCAGCCGCATCACTTGACCATGTTGGGACGCCAGAAGCAAGCTTCAGAACCTGGCCATCAGAGCCAGCGGCCAAGAATGTGGTCGTGTTTGCGCCTGATTGGTAAGGCAATGAACCAGTTGCTCCACCAGCAATGTTGGTGGCCCTGCCAGCGGTGATGGTCGATTGAGCAGCGTTTTCCCAACGAGCATCCGTGCCGTCATAAACCAACAAATCACCACCAGTCACGGTGGAGATGTTGACGTTGGAGAGGTTCTCAATCTGTGGGTATGCGGTAGGACGCACCAGCAACACGCCAAAGTTGTTGTCGGCATTGATGACAAGCGCCACCACAATTTTGACGTTTGGAGCGACTGGGATTACGTTTGTCAGTTGCCCCGCCGTTGTCGGGCTGACGTAAATGATGTCGCCAACAGCCCATGTCTGTCCATACGGTGCGCCAGAAGCGTTGATGTTGCGGATGTAACCAAACTCAGTCACAAGGCCATTGACGCCGTTGGAGATGCTTTCGGCGGTTAAACCAACAAAACGCAGCTCATCAATCGTGCCGTTGGCAATCATTGGGCTGATTTCGATGCGGTTTGATCCAGCGGTCACACCGCTTGCATACACAGGCACACCCTTGGCGATGGTCAATCCGGTTGCGTTTCGGGCGGTGTAAAAAGTCTCTTCCCCGATGTGCTGGGCGACGTTTCCACCCTTCATCACCAAGTCAAGTGTCCCCTCGCTGCTGTTCCAAGCCAGCGATCCAGCACCACCAACCACGCCAGAAGGTGTGGTGTCAAAGTTGATTTCGTTGACGTTCTGCAAAGCACCGACATCCGACAGCGTCACGGACGAGCTTTGAATGACTTTGCCGGTTGTGCCGTCAAATTTGGCGATGGCGTTATCGGCTGCGGAAGCAGGGCCAACCACATCACCTTGGAATTGCTCTGCCGCCCATGTGGGAACACCGCCAGCCAAAGTCAAAACTTGGCCGTTTGTACCCGCCGACAGGAATGTCGTGGCCCCTGCGCTGGTTTGGTATGGAACCGAGCCTGTGGCGCCGCCGGCAAGGTTTGTGGCCGTGGTTGCGCTTGTTGCGCTTGTGGCCGTGGCCGCATTACCTGAGATCGAACCGGAAATGACGTTAGAGACCGTCAGATCGGTCAATGTGCCCACGCCGGTGATGCCTGAATAAGTGCCACTCAACCGAGCCGAATCAATGGTCCCAGAGGTGATCTGGGTGGCAGCAATGGCGATGTTGGTGTTGGCCGCTGCGGTAAGCTGGCCCTGAGCGTTGACCGTGAAGGTGCCGACCTGAGAGCCTGAGCCGTAAGACGCAGCAGCCACCGTAGTGTTGGAGATGTTGAAGGTGTCGCCGCCAGACAGGTTCAAGCCCGTGCCAGCAAAGTAAACACCGCCAACCGAAAAGTTGTTCCATGTAATGGCCGTGACACCAAGGGTGCCACCAGGCTGGATTGGGCAGTAATACGCTGCACCAGCTTGGCCGCCACTCTCAATAAATACCAGCGCCGAGATCATCTCGTCATAGGTGTCAGCGTCTGGTGACCGGCTCCAAGCGCCAGCAGCGGCCACGTAGATGCCATTCTCGGCTTGAGCTGTCTGGTCCTTAACCAAGACTCGATCACCGGCCACAACAGCCACCGTGTCAATGGTCTGAGCGCCCGACAGGGTAATGTTGGCAGTGGTTCCAGCGTTGACCGGCTGTTTCCACGAGATGCCCAAAGCGAGGGAATCCACATACAGCTTGGTGGTCAGGTCGTTGTTGCCCACCGGCTGGTTCTGCGAGCTGGCCGTGGTGAACTGCGCCACCGCGGGGACAGTCTGCCCAATGGTCGTGGAGTTAATGGTCGAGTTTGTAATCGACACCCCATCCAGATCAGGGTTTACAGGCGCAAAGAATGGCGTCCCAGCAGGGCCAATGAGGTTAATGCACTTGTAAGGCGGCAGAGGCTCAAAGGTGCCCTGCACCGGCACGATGTTGGTCGTGACGGTCTTGGCGGTGTCGTTCGACATGGCGATTCCTTATTCTGTGGCCACCAGCGTCATGTAAATGGTGTTTGTACCGGTTGAAACGCCCTTGACGAACACGCTGGGCGAACCGCAATCAATGACGATTGGATACAGCATATTGGGTGGCAGAACGTAAGCCGCGCCAGTGCCGGTGGTGGGCACGACAGGCACAGCCATGTTGGAAGCAGTGGTGCCAAACGTGATGGCCGCGGTGCCGCTGCCGGTGTTGATGACGGCTACACGGTATGCGCGGGTTGGTGTGTTGGTCACCAATTGCAAGCCAGATGCGGTGGCCGTGCTGGTGAGGTCAAGCGCAAAGGTTGGGCTTAAAAGTTTGATCGAGTCCATGATTTTCCTCTTGAGTTGGCTGGTCAAATTATCCTATGTTTTCCAGTTTTTACACCAGAAAAACGAAAAAAGGCCACCCCTTTTGAGGATGGCCTAATCAGATCGTCATGCGGTGTTAAGTCGCAATCAGACCCTTTTCGCGCAACGCAACCAAGATCGCGTTGACAGCGGTGGCAATTTCCGTACCCGAGGCAGAGTTGCCAAGGTTGGTGATTGCACCGGCCTGATCAACAGGGGTTGCGCCGTGGAATGCCAACAAGTCAGTGGCTGCACCGGCAAGCTGAATGCCATCGGTAGAGTCGCCATTGAACAGGTAGTTGGTCGATTGGGTTGATGCTGGTCCTGGGTTTGCCATGATTCAGTTCCTTTCCTAGTTAAGCCGCAACGCGGCAAGCGAGTTCGGGGTACAAAGGTGCCCAACCGTACAACACATCCAGACGGGTCGGGATCGAGTCGTTGTTGATGGTGTATTGACGCACCACACGAATCGACAGACCGTTGTCCTTGTCCGAGGCACGACCAGCGAAATGGACGCCATCAGGCAATTCCAAGTCAGCGGTGGCCAAGGTGAAGGCGTTGCGGTGGAATACCATGTTCTGCGGAGACACAACACCGGTCTTGTTGAACGGGGTCACGACAGCAGTGCCGGAGGTGGCCAAGACGGACACGTTCTGGAACTGACCAGCAGTGATGATGGCGGGGGAAACAGTCACCGATGCAGTGCCACCCGAGGTGATGGTCACGGGCGCGGTCACAACAAAGTTGCGCAGCACGTTGCCACCGTAGGGCTGACGGTTCTGGGGGTTAACCGCGAACACACCGGCGATCTGGATGGTATCGCCAGCATTCAGCGTGGCGTTAGCAGTCGCAGCAGCGATGGTGATGGTCGAGGAAGAAGCCCAGCCAGTGGTCAGCGAACCGGTGAAGGTGCTGGTGTTGGTGGCCAAGGTTGCGGTGGCGTAAGAACCGTAGGTGTGTGACACCACGTTCTGGTCCATGTACCAGTTCATGCCGATGGTGTCCTTGCCCATCAAGCCCTTCTCGTATTGCTGCGAGATGGCGCCATTGGGGTTGAACAAGCCCTTCAACGAACCAACGATGCTGGCGCCGGTGAAAGGATCGACAACGCAAGAACGCTTGCCATCGCGGGGCGAACCTTCGCCGTCCAGGTAAGCCTGTGCGGTCAGGAACGTAGCGATGTCAGAAGGCACGACACCAGCAGTACCAACGGTGTTGGCGGTGCTGCGGACAGCCATCGTGGTGCCGTCAAAGTCAATCTTGTTGGCGATTGCGGCAATAGCGGGCTTCAACACGCGATCCGAGAACATATCCAAAGACAAGCTCAAGTCTTGGGTCGTGAACTGGGTGTCAACGTGGAACTGGGTGGACAAGGTAACTGGCGAGGAAGTCTCGTTGAAGTCTTCCACGTTCAGCGCAGGGCCAGAAGTACCGATAAAGCGGCCAGGACGACGGACGTTGACCGTGTTACCGATCTTGGCGCCAACCAGAGCAAACTGGTCGTCATAGTTGCGATCTACGCGGCTGGTGAATGTCAATTCGTTTTCCAAGACCATCAACGCTTCGTTGGTGATCATGGAGATGGTAAGCA